TGCGGTTGCAGGGGATATGGATTTAAATGCTTTCCCATGTATGTCCTGCGATAACCTTGTGATGCCTGTCTTTATATCCGTGACAACTATAAATGCCACATTGTTAATCATATCAGGAACTTTCGCAATATTGGTTAAATCAAATTCGATTTTCTTGTCCTTAATCTTTATCACTTTTACCGATAATCTCCTTTGCGTGATTCCTGCCCACATCAATCGCCTGTAATATTTCCGTGCTGTGAGCATCGTAAAATGCTTTCGCCATAGCCTTTAAATAGGTGCGTGGTTCTTCAAGCATCCTTTCTAAATCAATCCTTTCGAGTATCAATTCACTATTCTTGTCAACACCCTCCTTGAGTGAATCAAGGCTGTCCATGTATTTATGTATAAGGTTATGCACCGAGTTTAAATAGACTATCTGGAGTATCTGATTTCTGTTTTATAGTACTCACCGTTTTCTTGCGTTCTGCCAGATGGCTTTCAGCATCTTTCCTATCCCAATCGGGGTTTCTACGAACCAGAATGTCAACCGTGTCAATAAGTCCGTGAGCCAAATCGAACTCGTCTTTTGCTCTTTGTTCCTCATTCGATAACACCTCCATTGATTCTGAAAAGTCCACGAGTTCTAATTCACCCACATCTGTCCCTGTATGCTTTTGAATGATAATCCTCTCAAGTTCAAACAGGTCATACTCCACATTCCGCCACCTTTCAAGTGAGGCTTTCCGTTTGTCGTTCAATTCTTGGTTTCTAATTTGCAGGGATATTCCAGAGGATGCCTGTTCACTACCATCTACAAATGATGTGGATAGGTGGTAATTCTGTGCCAACATCTTATATGAGGTGCGGATACACGCATCTATTGACCGTGTGGTGTCTGGTGGTGTTACAACTCCCATTGTGGAATCGAGTTGCATCTTGGTAATCTTGTCTGGTGCAATCTCTAAATACTTATTGTCCACCTCTCCCGTCACATATACATACCCGAATGATTGAAATCGGATGTTAGCCGAGCGGTCAGTTGCCATCAGCGATATATTAAGTGCCGAACTGATTAAATCTGGACAGGCATCGGTATCCATGTAATATGTCTCTGGCTTTCCGTCACGGAAAATTTCCACGAACGGGAGGACACCATAAGGGTTTAAATTGTCTGGGTTCTCTGGGTTAAACATCTTTTTGCCATTGCTATTTTTATCGTAAACGAAATGCTCACTCTCACTCCAATACGACCACAATTCGGGTGTGCTATCCTTAACAGATGAACGGGTTGCCAAAGGATATTCGATTGATATGGGTGTCATAGGGTCATCGCCAAAGGTAGGCTCAAAATCTGTGATAATATCGTATTCCATCCTTCCATTACGGAAACATGGTTTGATGAGTATCAATTCAAGCAGGTTAGTATATACCTCTGCTTTCTGCATACGGAACGATTTACCTTTTGTCAAATCATAATAGGCATCATTGTCCACCTCACGGATAGGGGCAACCATATAGCAAAGGCTTACCCTGTCAATGATTCGCTTGGTGATGTTTATATTGGATGGCTCAATCTTCTTCAAGGTATCACCAGAATAAAAGGGAATGATATACTCCTTTGTTCTGCCCTTGTAAAAGTTTAAGGCATCAAGTCTTGCCCTCAACCATTCATCCTTGTCCTTCTGTTGTCCATCAAATCTTGATTGTAATACCATCTGTTTGCCATAACTCATCTATTCATTGCCCTTATGTTTGGAGTGGAAAGAGGGAAAACCTTACAAAGCGAATACCCCAGAGCATCGCTGATATGGGTGAGGTCTTTATGTATCCCCGTCTTTTGAATTTCTCTTGTCCCCTCTTTATTAATCACCTGTTCTAAATCTTTTATCATTGCTTTACAAGATGGGTCGATGATTAAACTCTCCATTGCTTTGTTCACACAATTAACCCTATCAACCACCATTGGATTCCGCCTGTCCATTATTAAATTCATACCCAAATCTTTCATGATAGTTGCATCAGTCCGCCTCGCAGAAGTTCTTCTCTGCAAACTTGCCGAGTCAGGGTACATCATGTATTCTTGGTTGGGATACCGTGCTTTAATCTCATTACACATTCTTTCTGTCATCAATTCGTTGCCTCCACTGTGGCGGATAACGACCTCATCGAATACTCGAATTTTGGGATGGGTGTCATACTTCTGCCATAGAACCGAACACATAGGGTCAACGTTCTGGTCGTTGCCGATTCGTATTGGTAGAGAGGGGTTGTATTTATTTTCTTTGACATTTTCTATCCTATTAAAGCAGTAATATGTTTGCTGTGAACCAAATATGTGACAGAATTCTCCGAGCAAATACGCTTTCTGGAGATTTTTATCATAATTCTGCATCAGGCTCTCAATGAACTCTGGTGGCAGGGAACGGTTATCCATTGTCCTGCCTTGTATTAACTCATACCCCTTCTTGGGGTTGTCCTTCCAATTCTCATACACCCATGAAAATCCTTCGGGTGTCGTGGTAATAAATGCCTGTAAACTATTCCCCTCCCTTAATCGTGACAAGAGCATCAGCCAAGCATCAGAATTTTTCAGATTATCAGCCTCGTCAATTCCCCCTGCACATAAATTTAACCCTGCCCACCTGCGGTAGTTTTCTGCTGACCTTAATATTATATCAGCATGACCATTACCCCATCTTACTGTATATCTTAAATCAGATGCTGAATAGGAATAATCCCATCCTGCTTCCTTTAATAGCCTCTCCAATGTGGGTTGTAAAACATCCTTTATCATTGGGTAGGTAGGCTCTGCGAGTAATATTGTCCCAGATGGGTTCAGTCCTGCCTGTCTCATCGCCATCAATACGAAGGCGGTGGTCTTTCCAGAGCCATACCCTGCAACGAGAGCAGGATACTTGGCGTTACTTCTTATAAACTTGTTTTGATGTTTATAGACCTTAAATTTCTTCGAGTTCAAATCCGATTGGCTTTTCTGTTATAATAGCCTCTAATTTCTGTGCAGGTTTCCCCTCCGTTCTATCACATAGTTCCCTAATTGCTGAAACATCACCCTTGATGGCTTTGGTTATAAGAGCCACACCAACCGCCATTCTGAATGTTTTCTCCTCACCTATCTCGCACTTGAGTCGTTTCCTCTCTCCATCTGGGAAGGTCATCATTATATCCAACACGCTTGAGTCTAATAATTCATTCAATATATCTGCCCATGCAGAGCCTTTGGGTGGTCTACCTTTACCCTTACTGACTTGGTTGCCTTTTGTGAAATGCCCCTTATTATCTCTACCGTTTGACATCGGATTTAAACCGCCTCTAATTCAAGCAGTTTAGCGGTCTTTCCTGTATAGTTTTCCCACCTTTTAACTATTACATCACAATAATGAGGGTCAAGTTCCATACCATAGCATTTTCTATTATTCTTTTCACAAGCAATTAATGTAGAGCCTGAACCAAGAAAGGGGTCTAAAATAATACCCGAATTAATATTAATAAGACCTATCCCTTTTTCTGGCAATGCAACAGGGAAACAGGCTTTATGGTCTTTTTGTTGAGAATTAGTATTGTTTATATCCCAATAATTAGAGGTTACTTTTTTAACATCTAAACTCTGCTTGTTTGTAGAAAAGATATAAATTGGTTCCCAATCACGCATCAACATCCCTTTAAATGGAATGGTTGAACTTTTTTTCCAACATATCTGCTCAACTAAATATTCTAAAGATGGTTGAATTTGTGCTATATATTCAAATTTTGATTTTGCGTTATAACTAACATTCCAAAATATAAAACCATCTGTGTATTGAAAACAGATTGCCAAAACATTTGTGGTAAAATTTATATATTGTTTAGAAGATTTATTATCATTAAAATCACCAATATACATATCTTTACTTTTTTTATTATTAAAAATATCTCCATCACCAGTTTTAGCATCTGCATTATATGGTGGGCTTGTAAACACCATATCAGCCTTCTGCCCATCCATCAACAATTCTACATTTTCCTTTGTTGTGCTATCACCACATAACAATCTATGCTCACCTAATAACCACAAATCACCCAATTTAGTAACGGCTTCTTCTACTTCAGGGGTTGCATCATCATCAGTAAGCCCATCTTTAACCACCTCCTCAATATCAAACAGTTTAAAATCTGCATCGGAGAAACCCCAATCCCTCAACTCATCCATATCAAAGAAATTGGCGAGGTTGTCATAATCCCACTCACCTGTATTTTTATTGAGCCTGATATTGAGTTCCCGTTCTTTCTCCAGATTAAGTTTTACCTCAACGCAGGGTATTTTCTTAATATTTAAAGCCTCTGCCACTCTGATACGTTGGTGTCCACCCACCACGATATTCTTGCGGTCTTTGTGGGTATTGATTATAATAGGGTCAACCAACCCGAATCGCTTTACGCTATCCTTGAGTTGACTGAATTGGTCGTTGGTTAGTTGTCTGGGGTTATATTCTGCGGAGATTAAATCTCCTATTGGGTAATGCTTTATTTTCATTTCCATATTTGGAGATGATAATAAGACGGTGGGACTATGTGGAATTACCTACTTATCGTGAGGGTTGTTGTTTATAATTCTTTCAATACTTTTA